ACCTCATTGACAATGAGCCATTTTACTTTAGCCAGTGGCAATTCCAGAACGTCCTCGGTCATAGGGGCTGGATTAAAAACCACGTTTATATTCAGTTCTGTTGCTAGAGAAAAATTAGTTAGTGATTTAGGATCTTCTTTAGATTTTGTCACTTCAGGAAGATTAGAAGAAAGAATTAAATTAAATTCAAATTATGAAACAGTAATTGATGGAGTTACTTTAAGATTAGACGATTTATTAAATAAAAACGTTGACATTTTATGGAATAGATACATTAACGAAATGTCAGGCAATATTGGTTTAGCAAAAGTTTTAAACCTTAAAAGTAAAAATGATTGGATAAGACTTAGAGATCAACTAAATTCAGATATAGATTTAGATTTAAGAAGCAAGCCACAAGTTGGAATTAAAGGATGGCTTGCCAAAACTAAAGCAAACGAAGAAAAGAAAACTTTAGACAGTATTTATGAACATCTTATGGGTAGATCTGGAGAAGAAGATTTATCTAATGGGTGGTCTGAAGCTTTAAGAAATTTAAGAGCCTTTAACTTTATGCGAGTTTTAGGACAAGTTGGATTAAGTTCATTACCTGATTTAGGAGCTGCGGTTGCTACAAATGGTTTAAAAACATTTGCAAATAATATTCCTGAATTAGGAACAATATTTCGAGAAGCTCGTATTAAAAATAGAAATAATATTGCTTTAAATAAAGATCTTTCAGTTTTATCAAGCAACGGAGATGAGTGGGCTTGGAACATGAGTGGTGGTCAAGAAATGTTAGATGGAAACACTGCGTTAACCCATGTTTCAGCAGGAGGAGCATTTAGAAAAGTTGGAGAAAAATTAACTGCTCTTGTTTCTTTACAAATTCCTATTGATACAACTTTAAGAAAAATGGCGTTAAAACTTTATGTAGACAAGTTTGCGTCTGATATGTTTAAAGTAAAAAATGCTAATTTTGATTTAAGTGTTTTAGGTAAGGCAGATCTAAACAGATATAAAGTTTTAGGTCTTGACGATAACCAAATGTTAGCTTTAGCTAGAGAATTTACATCACCTTCAGTAACTGTTGAAAAGGCTGCTTACGGTGGTTACAAAGTTAAAAGTTTTAATTGGGCTAATTTTCAAGACAAAGGATTATTAAATTTCTTTTCAATTGCAGCAGACAGACATATTAAAAGAGCTGTTCAATACAATTTTATCGGAGACAGTAATCGTTTCTTTTCTGACAATGCTTTAGGAAAAACTTTAGGTCAATTTAGATCATTCATGATGGTCGCTTGGAACAAACAATTAAATTACAACGTTCAAATGGGAGATTTTAAAACATTTTCCATATTCGGTTTAAGTACAATGATGGCTGGAATTACATACGTAGCACATACAAATTTAAATGCTGTAGGTATGTCTGCAGAACAAAAACAAAAATATTTTGATAAAAGATTTGGTGATAGTGAAGATAAATTTTGGAGAAAAGTTGGCATGGCCGCTTTTCAAAGAGCAGGGTTTTCATCAGCACTACCCTCTTATGTAGATTTACTTTTACAGGCTACAGCCCCTGATTGGAGATTTAATACTAGAACAAGTGGATTAGAAGTTAATTTAATTACAGGAAATCCAACTTATAACTTTGGTTCAGATTTATTAACAGCTGGAGGTTCTATATTAAAAGCATTGGGAAGAGATGATTATGATTTTTCTCAAGTCGATGCAAAAAGAATAGCAGGGTTGCCTATGTTTAAAACTTTCTTTGGTTACCAAAATTTAATGAACTTTTTAATAGGAAGATCAGGGTTGCCTGAAACAGGCGGAAGATAATTACAACAATAAATAAATAAAAAATAATGTCATTTGCAATTAATAATTATACAGGAAATGGATCACAGACTACTTACAGCCTAACGTTTCCTTACATTGTTCAGTCTCACGTAGAAGTGCGATTAAACAACGTATTAAAAACTTTAGGTGTTGATTACACTTTTCCTACATCATCAACAATACAATTTACAACAGCGCCAGGAAACGGTGTTCCTATAAATTTTAAAAGAAATTCAAGTCAAACAAATAGATTAGTAGATTATCAAGACGGTTCTACAATTACTGAAGCGATACTAGATCAAGACAGTAATCAAATGTTTTACATGTCCCAAGAAGCTATTGATGCCACAGCTGGTGTTATGGCTCTTGACGGAGATAACAAGTGGGATGCAACATCTAGAATAATTAAAAACTTAGCATCACCAGTAAATGACAATGATGCTGTTAATAAAGCATTTATAACTGCAAATTTACCAGCAATTAATACTGTAAATACAAATATAGCTTCTGTTGCAACAGTCGCTACTAATATTGGAAATGTTAATAGTGTAGCTTCAAATTCTGCAAATATTAATTCAGCAGTAAGTAATGCAACTAATATTAATTCAGCAGTAAGCAATGCAACTAATATTAATGCGGCAGTTTCTAATTCAACAAATATTAATACAGTAGCAACTAATATTGGTGCAGTCACAACTGTTGCCAATGATATTGTTAAAGTAGTTGCCGTTGCCAATGATTTAGCAGAAGCGATTAGTGAAATTGAGACTGCGGCAGATGATTTAAACGAAGCAACTTCAGAGATTGATGTTGTAGCAAATAATATTGCGAATGTTAATCAGGTTGGTACTTATATTTCAAATGTTAATGCTGTAGCTAGTAATTCATCAAATATTAATTCTGTATTTGCTAATAGTGCAAATATAAATTTAGTATCTGGCAGTATTGCAAACGTAAATATAGCTGGTGCTAATATAAATTCAGTAAATGATTTCGTAGCACGTTATAGAGTATCACCTACACAACCAACTACATCTTTAGATATAGGGGACTTGTGGTTTGACAGTACATTACAAAAATTATTAATTTATACTTCAAGTGGTTGGCAAACTGCTTCAGATTACGTTTCTGCTTTAATTAATGTTTACAGATATACAGCAACTAATGGTCAGACAGTATTTACTGGTGTAGCCGCAAGTGGAAACACTTTATCCTTTACTGCTCAAGCAAACTGTTTTGTATTCTTAAATGGAATTAGAATTGTTTTAGGTCAAGATTATACTTTAACAGGCGGAAATACTGTTACATTAACAGAAGCGGCTAATACTGGAGACTTATTATACATAGAAGTAATTGCAAAAATATCAATTACAGAGGAAGCAATATTACAAGGTTACGTTACTACAGCAGGAAATTCAGCTACAACAGCAACAACTCAAGCTGGAATTTCAACTGCTCAAGCTGTAACTGCAACTACTCAAGCAGGAATTTCTACAGCACAAGCGGTAATAGCAACAACTCAAGCATCAACTTCTACAGCACAGGCAGTAATAGCAACTACTCAAGCAACGAATAGTGCGGCTTCTGCAAGTGCTTCAGCAACTTCTGCTTCAAATAGTGCTACTTCTGCAACTGCGGCGGCGGCTAGTGCTTCTGCGGCGGCGGCGGCGGCAGGTGGTGGTTCTGTTTCTGTTTCAGCAACAGACACAACTTCAGGAAGATTAAATACAAAAATAGTAGTTTCTGGTTCACTAACAAAAACAGTTTTAGGTGGTGGTGGTGCAGAGACATTACAGTTGGGTGTTGATGTAATTTTTAATGAAACTTACTTTACCGCAACTGCTGGTCAAACAACATTTAGTACCGCTTACACTCCACTTTATATTCAATGTTTTGTGAATGGTATTAAATTAATTAACGTACAAGATTTTACAGCTACCAACGGCACAAGTGTCATCTTAAGTGAAGCATGTGTCGCTGGAGACATCGTTGAGTTTGTAAAGTTTAAATAACAATAACAACAAGGAAAATAAATAAATGACAAAAGCAAGAAATCTATCAAAGATTATAGATGGTTCTGGCAATTTAGTTGTACCTAATGCTGGTGGCGATGCTCGTAGTTTAGGTATGGTTAAAGCTGATGGAACTCCTATTGATGCTTTAGATAGAGCAACTACAAGTGCAACAATAATTAATACAGCAACACCTTATGCTGGTTATCTATCTGCTGGTATTGCGGCAGGTGCTTCAAACGCATTAGACGTAGATGCAGTATATAATACTACAGGAACTTACGAAAATGCTTCTGGCACAGTAGTAAACCAAGCGATTAATTTAAAAAAACCACGAAACGGAAATTGGTGGGAGTGGAGTGGTTGGGGATTTTCAGGAATACCAACTTCAAATTGTGTAAACAATGGTGCTTACGATGGTGCTGGGGGTTATTCATCTTCATTCCAAGCAGTAAGTGTTGATAATATATTTAGCGGTTGGACATCAACTGATGAATTAGGCGGAACATATCAATCAAGAACAGTTCAAAACTGTAATTGTGGAAGTTTCAACTGTAGAACAAACTGCAACTGTAATTGTGCGTGTGCTTGTCAGTGTGCGTGTGATTGTGGAAACGGATAATTAGGATAAACAATGAAAATTACATACACAATAGTTAATAATTCCAAAGACATTAATTTTATTAATGATAATGGAACTGTATTTGCAAAGTGGAACAATGAAAGTTCTGATACTTCTAGTATTGGACTATCTTCAAATGAAGTTAAAAAATATTTACAATCACCTTCAAGATTAATTTCAGAAGGTAATAATATTTATATAACTTTAGATAGTAATGGTAATATTAATTTACCAATATTTAAAATGGTTGAAACAAACCCTACTAAAATGGGTGGTATGGAATTTATTAAATATAAATCTAGTAAAATAGTTGGTCAAATTTACATACCATTTAAAGATAGTTCTGATGATGAGTATGCAATTAGATTAAACATCAAAGAAGAAGATGTTTCTAAACTATTAGAGTTAGTTCCAAATGCCGTTGAAGTAGAAAATACTGAAGAAGCATTTAAAGAATTTTATTATGCTAATTCACCAAGATTAAAAGTAGTTAATACTTCTACTGCTGGAGATTGGACTAAAATTAAAGTTCAACTTACTCTTAATGGCAACAATGTTTCTAAAGAAGATGTTAGAATATTTGCTAAATCAGCAAGTGGTTATATTGCTAATAGAGAAGTTTATACTGATGCTAATGGCATTGCTGAATTTAAAGTATTACCTTACGGACTGGAACAGGGAGAAAGTATGAAAGCTGAATTTGGCTTTAAATATGTTTCTAACATTGTTTCAGCAAATGTTCAGGCATAAAGACGTACCAAATAATCAGACATTTTATAATTACATAAAGTCTAAAACAGATTGGAAACAAGCTGTTAATTCTCTTAAAAGAGATAAAGATGAAGATTTAGATTTAAGAATTAATCTTAAATTTGATGCTGATAAAGTTTTAGAAGAATTAATAAGTTTATATAAAACTGTTGGTGCTATTAATTGGCAATCACAGGATAGTATTCAATTATATGGTTTAAGTCTTACTTATAATCCCAATAATTCTAAAGATTTGTGGAAAAGGGGTTCTTTTGGACACCATAGATATAAAGTTTATAGTTCACACGATTATTATGAAGCTGTGATGAACGATAAGAATAATCATTTAAAAGATGATTACTTAGATAGTCTTTCATTCAATACTTTATTACCAGAAGTTAAGACAAAACCAAATCTTTATAAATTATTAAATAGTTTTAATTTTCCAGTTATTAGAGTTACTGCAAGAACTATAAATGGGTTATTAGTAAATCCAACAAAAACAAATAGTGGTGGTTGGCATACTGATGACTGCCCATTTGAAGTATTAAGAATAAATATTTCATTATCTAATAACGGAAATTTTGGTTTAGAATATAAAGATAAGAAAGTTATACGCACACAAGGGGGAGATAATTTAGTAGTTAATACTGACAAATTACACAGAGCATATAATGAAGGAAGCTGTAATTTTCAAAGAACTAATTTAATTATTGGTTTAGCTACTTGGTTAAATTACGACATAACGGATAATTCATATTCGTTAAATCATCATTATGGGAAAACACACCCATACGATTTAGCAAAACAAAACTTATTAAGTTTTAACTAACCCCTAACTAAAAGCATATATGAGTAGCTCACAAGAGTATAACTTTGCTTCTTGGAAGAAAAAAGAACCAGAGATAATTAAAGTTTACGATACAAGTAATCCACCAGAATACAAATTACATCTTCAATATCCAAAAGGTTGGAGATACTTAATGTACAAACCACATACCTCTGAACTTACAGAGAATGGAATAGCTGTATCGTTAGAGAGTATAAACATGGATTATACTAAAGGACACTTTCACGAGTGGATTCCTAACTCGCCAAGTAACCCTGCAAAAAAATCTGATAAGCCAAATAATGTAAAAATTCAGATGGGTTTAAAATGTAATTACTCTTGCAGTTATTGTAACCAAGCTCAATTTGTACCTAATTCATTTCAAGGAAATCCTGCTGAAGCACAAAAGTTTTTAGATGAACTAGATACTTGGTTTAAAGGAGATGGCAATAAAACTCGTTGGGAATTTTGGGGTGGAGAACCATTAGTTTATATAAAAGTTTTAAAAGTATTAGCTGAGGGTTTAAGAAAGAAATTTCCTAAAGCAGAATTTAATATTATCACTAACGCATCAATGCTCACTCCTGAGATTGTTGATTGGTTAGACAGTTTAGATTTTCAACTAGGTATATCTCACGATGGTGCTGTTTATAGAGACCAAAGAGGAGAAGATATACTTACTGTACCTAAAACTTTAGAAGCAGTTAAATATGCTTATAATAAACTATTTCCAAAAGGCAGAATAGGTTTCAACTGCGTTCTTACAGTTAAAAATTACTCATTACATAAAGTTAGAGAATACATCGCAGAAAAAATGGGATTAGAACCATTTAATATCCCACTAACAACAGAGGAAATAATGCTTCCTTATGATGCTGGTGGAATGATGTTATCGCCAACATTACCTGAAGAACAAAAGGAAATGAAAGAAGTTTTATTTGAAGAAGCGGCTTTTGGTAAAACATTAGGTGTATCTACAGTATTTGATAAATTAGATGACTTCTTTAATTCTATAAGCACACGCAGACCATTTACAGTATTTGGTCAAAAGTGCGGAATGGATAATCCAAATATTCTTGCAGTAGATTTAAAAGGCAACACAATGACTTGCCAGAATGTCAATGCGAATCTTCCAAACCACAACACAGGAACTTACAAAGATATTAAAGCTATTGAGATGACTTTAGTTCATCACTTCAGAACTAGAAGTGAGTGCGTAAGATGTCCAGTAGTTCAATTATGTAAAGGTGCGTGTTTGTTTTTAGAGAATGAATATTGGACTAAAGCATGTGATGTTTCTTATAATTATAACGTAGCAATGCTCGGTGCGGCTTTATACAGACTTACTGGTGGAATTTTACGTTTCATAGAAGGAACTCCTAGACGAGATAATATGCACGACAAAATTGAAATCATATCTCAAGACTTCATAGATAAGTTAATGAAAAAACCAGAAGAAATAATGAATTATTAATATGTCTATACAAAATTTATTTCAGACACCAGTTAAGACATTGTCTTTTCCTAATTATGAGGAAATTAATAAAATTTTGGGTAATTCAATACATAAAGGATTTAATAAAAACTTTTATGAAAATCTTAATGAAGAAGAAAATATTAGAACAAAGGATTTATTTATAAAAGAAGCTGAACTTTTTTGTAAAGAAACTGTTGGTCAAACTTTAGATTTATCTATTGCAAAAAGTTGGTTTAGTCATCACAACAAAAATAATTGGAACACACCACATGGACACCCTTTAAATTTTATTGTTGGTGTTTATTATCTAAAGACAAACGATAAAGCTGGAGATTTATTATTATTAGACCCTAGAGGAAGTGTAAGTTTTAACCAGTATTACGACACAGATTCAAAATGTGAAACAGTTGGTGGTAGATGTTATTTTAGAATAAAACCAAAAGTTGGGGATTTAATTCTTTTCCCAGCTTATGTAGTTCATAGTGTCGAGCCAAATTTATCAGAAGAAACAAGAACAAGTCTTGCTTTAAATTTTCAATATAAAGACTTTAGTCAGTTTAAAGTTATATGATTAATTTATTTAATACACCAGTTAAGATTATTTCAATACCTAATTTTCAAGAATTAAATAAGAAAATAGGTGAGGGTATGTCTTTAGGATTTAAAAAAAATTTTAATGATGGATTACCTAAAGATGAAGCAGACCAATTAGCAAAAATATTTACTGATGAAATTAAATTATATTTAAAAGAAATTACTAATAAAAAAATTGAAATAGAATTAGTTAAAAGTTGGGTTTCATTTACAGATAAATATGGTTTTAATACACCTCATGAACATTCAGGTAATAATGTTGTTGCAGTATATTATTTAAAAACTTTCAATAAATGTGGTGATTTATTATTGCCCGACCCAAGAGGTATGACAAATTTTTTACCCTCTTATGAAATAAATACACAAAATTATTTAGTAGATGGAAGAAGTTATTATAGAATAAAACCAAAAGTTGGGGATTTAATTATATTTCCTGCTTATGTTGTTCATTCAGTTGAACCAAATATGTCTGATGAGACGAGAATAAGTCTTGCTCTAAATTTTAGATACAAAGATTACAACCAATTTAAATAAATTATGAAACATAAAGAATGTAAATGCAAACCATGTACCTGCGGTAAACAAGTTACCTGCAAGTGTGCAGAGAACGTAACAAAGCTAAAAGAAAAACTTAAACAATTAACTAAATGATTTTTACAACTATAGAAATAGCAATTTATGTAAGTTTAATTTTAACAATTTATATTTGTTATAATATTAAACCTAAATAAATGACACCGTACACTTTTGAAGAAGTTAAATTTTTAAACAAACAACAAGGAGATGATATGTTCACACCTAAGTTCGAAATCCCCTCATACGAAGATGCTAAAAAAGCAACTGAAAGTTATGCTGGACAGATTCAGAAATTTTGGGCGGACGCTTTTAAGGACTGGTCTAAATCAGTTGAAGCGTTTTTTCAAAATAACAAAAAGTAAAACTAACAACTAACAAAAGGCGACACGAGTAATGGCAAAGAAAAAAGCTGAGAAAACTGTTTCTGAAATGCTAGAAGAAGTGCAAGATCAACTTGCAGCTATTCAAGATAAAGTATCAGAAAACGAAAATGAAGAGTTTGAAAATGATGATGATAGCGAAAATTCATGGGATGACTCTGATGAATTTGAAGATACTGATTTTGAAGAATCTGACGAAGATTAGTTAAAAAATTTGGGAGGTCGGTTGCTACTTGTTTAGATGCAGCCGACTTTCTATATAAATGAAAAAAATTAAAAATATTAAAAAAACAGTTGAATTACAACAACTTAAAAGAGACGCTTTATTAATCCAATATTTAAAAGATTTAAATAATAAAATTCATGAACTTCATAAAGACGTTAATCGTAATAACGCAGAAGTACAAACCTTAAAAGAAGAAATAGCCATGTCAAAAGGTGGCTTGAAAGTCCTTGCGGGGATCGCCGCTCTGTTAGGAACAATATTTACAATTTGGCAATATTTATTAGGAAACCATGGAAACTAGAAATTACAAAGAAGAATATAAAAAATATCAAGCTTCTGCTTCTCAAAAATTAGACAGAGCAGCTAGAAACAGAGCAAGACGAAAGTTGATGGCAGAAGGAAGAGTTCATAAAGGTGACGGTAAAGACGTAGATCATAAAAATAGTAACCCCCAAGATAATAGCCCAGACAATTTAAGAGTTGTTTCAGCAAAATTAAACAGAGGAAAATTAAGAGTTCAATATAAAAATTAATATGTGGTGGAATATAATACCGACAGTTTTTAAAACTGGTGCTGAGATTTATAAAAATCATAAACAATCAGAACTTTTAGAATCTGAAGCAGAGAAACGACACTATGAACGTATGGCACGTGGTGAGATTGAGTATCAAAGAGATGTATATGATCAACAAGACAAATCATGGAAAGATGAATTTGTTTTAATCGTTGTTTGTATTCCTATTCTTGTTTTATCTTATGCAGTTATTAGTGATGATATTAATATTAAAGCTAAATTAGATTTGTTCTTTGATTACTTTGGTAAATTTCCTTCTTGGTATCAATGGTTAATAGTTGGAATATTTGGTGCAATCTACGGATTAAAACCTTCTATTGACGCATTTACTAAAAAATAATTATGGTTTTAAAAAGAATTGTTAGGTTCAAAAAAGTAATTACTAAAAGTAATAAGTTTAAAAAGAAACTAAAAAAATAATGTGTATTTATAAAACGGCTTATGGTTGTTTATTATTAAAGGAATGTAAATGTCAGAAACAAAAAATAAATTAGAAAATCTACACGAACTGTTGGCACAGAAATTGTTGGATAAACTTAGAGACCCAGAAGTTAAGGCATCTGATCTAAACGTAGCTAGGCAGTTCTTAAAAGACAACAACATAGACTGTATTGGTACTGAAAATAGAACAGTATCGAAATTAGCCGAAGAATTACCCTTTAAATTAAGCGATTTAAAGGAGATAATAGGGGAAGATCAATTTAACTAAAATCACGTATATACGTGCGTTTAAATCAACCTGAGAGGGCATTTTGAAAGAAGTTAAGGACGATTTTAGGAATTTCCTGTATTTAGCTTGGAAACACCTAAAATTACCTAATCCAACACCCGTACAGTATGATATAGCAAATTATCTACAAAACTCCCCTAGACGTTCTGTAATACAGGCTTTTAGAGGTGTAGGTAAATCTTGGATTTGTTCTGCATTTGTATGTTGGAACCTTTTAAAAGATCCAAACCTAAAATTCCTCGTTGTGTCGGCATCTAAAAACAGAGCCGATGATTTCTCGACATTTACAAAACGTCTAATTTTAGAGATGGACATATTACAACATCTCGCTCCCCGTAATGACCAGCGTGGATCAAATGTAAGTTTTGATGTTGCGCCAGCTACTGCGTCTCACTCACCGAGTGTTAAGTCAGTAGGAATTACGGGCCAACTTACAGGTTCACGTGCTAATTTTATTATTTCAGATGATTGTGAAAGTTTAAATAATTCTTTAACACAAGGAATGAGAGATAAGTTATCTGATAACGTAAAAGAATTTGAAGCGGTGTTATCTCCTAATGGTAAAATTATATTTTTAGGAACTCCACAATCAGATATGTCTTTGTATAATGATCTTCCAAGTAGAGGATATGAAACTAGAATATGGACAGCTCGGCAGCCATTAAGAGACAGGGTTGCTAAGTATGGAAATAAATTAGCACCATTTATTGTTGATCAAAATTTAGAAGATGGACAACCTATAGATCCTTTAAGATTTACTGATTTAGATTTAAAAGAACGAGAAGCGTCTTATGGACGTTCAGGGTTTGCTTTACAATTTATGTTGGACACTACTTTGTCTGACAAAGAAAGATTTCCATTAAAATTATCTGATTTAGTTATTATGGATATCGACAACAATATTGCACCCGTTCAATTAGCCTGGGCAGGATCCCCAGAATATATCTGTGAAGATTTACCAAGTGTTGGTTTCACGGGAGATAGGTTTCATAAACCTATGTTTGTTTCAAATGAATTTACAGCGTATCAAGGTTCAGTAATGGCTATTGACCCTAGTGGTCGAGGAAGTGATGAACTCGGAGTCTGCATTGTAAAACAACTTCACGGTAACTTGTATGTTCAACTTTGTGTCGGACTACAAGGTGGGTACTCCGAAAGTAACCTGACCAAAATTGCCACCTTAGCTAGAGATGCTAAAGTAAATGCAATTGTAGTTGAAAGTAACTTTGGAGATGGAATGTTTACTCAATTGTTAAAACCAGTTGTAAATAAATATCATCCTGTTCACATTGAAGAAGTAAACCATAGTAAACAAAAGGAATTACGTATCATAGATACGTTAGAGCCTTTAATGAACCAGCATCGATTAATTGTAAGCCCACAAGTTATTCGACAAGATTTCGACACTCAAGACCCTCATTATCAATTATTTTATCAATTAACTAGAATAACAAAAGATAGGGGTAGTCTTAGAAATGACGACAGAATAGACGCATTGTCTATAGCTGTAGCTTATTGGATTGAACAATTAGCAGTAGATAATACTAGAGCAGTTGAAAGTCATAAAGAAAAGCAGCTTAATATGGAACTTGAGAAGTTTATGGAACATGCCATAGGTAGAAAACCTAAAGGCGATTTATGGATGGACACCTAAGTGTCGACATGTAAGGGTATCGACTGCAGTAGTCTACACCTGTATGTTTAAACTTAATGCTTAACTTATAAGTTAAACTTATAAGTATTAAGTTATATATAGATAACAGTAATAGATTAAACTTATAAGTAACACTTATAAGTAACACTTATAAGTAGATCTAAAGTAAACTTAAAGTAAACCTTAAGTCCACACTCCAAGAGGGCATCCTAATTACCAGCATGTCGAAAATCAAGGTGGGCTTTTGTTTTGTTAAAAAAATATGAAAGGGTATCTCGGTTTCTTCACTATCCCAAAAACCCCCCGTGCAACCCCAGATTGTATTTAAAATTGCTCGTTTAAATTGTGGCTTAATTATTGGTTTATTGATCGACAAAATGAAAAGGATTAGCAATCCTTTATTTAATTATTAATTGATAATTGAAAATTTTATTTGCGTTTAAACAAGTCGCCACCCGTTTATCAGTTTTTTTTATTTATATTATTTATAAATGGATTTGTTCCGCAATAGTCGAAACGATCAAAACCTTTTGATTGCCCTTTAAATAAAACTCAATGCTTAGTTAAATTGGGCAATCTATATTTAGACTTAAAATAATCCAAAAGGTTTTTACTATAATTTATTGAAAATTTCCTATTATTCCACTCAATAAACTTTTTATTTTCTTTAATAGCTTTGTAATACAATTCTTGAAAATTACTTAAATGACTTAAAAATATTTCGTTTAATAGCTTTTTATTTTTAAATAGATTTACCATAATATTAAATAGCAACCTTCAGTTTGATACCTTCACCACCTTCACCTGTGGTAAATCTAAAATTATCATCAAAAGTATTAAGATTATTAATTATATTTGCGGTGTTAACCTGCTCGGCAACCTGCTTGGCTTTCCTAGACCGCAAAATATATCCATGTTTATTAAAATTATAATTAATAATAACTTGATCTAATATTTTTTGGATCGTGATTTTATTTTCTATATTTTTATTTAAAATATTTATTAGATCTTTTAATTTTACTTGATCTAATTTTTTACTATAAAAATTCTTTTTTAATTTAATGTTCATACGCT